CCTGCAATTTTACCCAGCGGTAAACCGGTGTGGCCTGGCTATTGGAAGCTAGAAGAGTTAGAAGCGGTGAAAGCATCCGTAAGTATATTAAAATGGAATGCACAATACCAACAAAATCCGACAGCAGCAGAAGGCAGTATTATAAAACGTGAGTGGTGGAAGCCATGGGAAAAAGAAAGCTTACCTCCATTAATGCATGTTATACAAAGTTACGATACAGCGTTTATGAAAAAAGAAACTGCTGACTACAGCGCTATAACTACATGGGGTGTATTTAAACCTAGTGAGGACGAGCCACCACAATTAATATTGGTTGACATGGTTAAAGATCGGTATGAGTTTCCAGAGCTTAGACGCGTTGCAAAAGAACAATATGACTATTGGAAGCCAGAAACAGTGATAATAGAAGCCAAAGCTTCGGGCTTGCCATTAACGTATGAATTGCGTAAGCTGGGTATACCGGTTATTAACTTTACACCTAGTAAAGGAAATGATAAACATACTAGGATAAACTCTGTAGCTCCATTGTTCGAATCAGGCATGATTTGGGCACCGGAGACAAAATGGGCAGAGGAAGTGATTGAGGAATGCGCTGCATTTCCGTTAGGGGAACACGATGACCTAGTGGATAGTATGACTCAAGCCGTAATGAGATTTAGACAAGGTGGCTTTGTTGACCATCCAGAAGACTACGAGGATGAAGAATTGCCATCGCAACAAAGGACGTACTATTAATGAAATTTTTATTAGATTTTATAAAAACGTTATTGACCAGAACCGGTAAAACAAAAGGTCTTAATAACGAGGCTAAAAATGAAATTGTGCAAATGTTAACTGAGGCGAATGAATCAGTTTTAAGAGGCAATAAAAAGATAGACGACCAGATTGAACAACTTAGAAAGATAGAAGAGCAAATATTTAAGGCAGAAAAAACTTCTGGTGAAGCAACAACTGTTGTCGATAGACCGCAACGTATGTCTGCAACTATGTTTGAAGGACCAGAGCGTTCTATTGCATTTGTAGCAGAAAGAGCAGGATTAGATATCGATAGAGCAAAAGCTGCTGTTGTAGAAAAAATGAATGAAGCATATCCTCCTGGCTCACCTAAAAGAGCAACTATAGATGACGATGATATGATTAAAGCTTACCTAGATAATAATCTAGGTTTAACTTCAGATGACCCTATAACATTTTTAGAAGAGATAGAAGAGATCGGAAAAAATATTGATACAGACAACGTTGTAAGTTTGTTTGGTAAACAGCGTAGTAAAGAAAGAGCAAAAGGTATAATTGCAAGTGCTGATGCTCCAGATCCCGCAGATTTAGGTTTTGCTAAAAAAGTAGAAGATATGACACCTGAAGAAGTGGATGCGTTAAAAACAGATCAGTTTGTAGATGAAACAATGGAGGTACGAAAGAAATTACAAGGATTAGATAAAATTCAACTAACAGACTTAGCCGGAGACATGGCTAAACAAGTTGCAGCCAACGATAGAAAAATAGCCAAACTTATTGAGGCAGGAGAGTTTGAAAAAGCAAGGGAGCTAGAAAAAATAAATCAAAAAACATTATCTAAAATGTCAGGCGGAGGATTAGAAGACTTAGATGAAATGCTAGACTTGTTTCCGTTTGATCCAGACAAACCTAAAATGGCAGAAGGTGGTCGCATAGGATTGCAAGACGGTGGCGGTAAGTTTCCAATATCACGTAGAGGTTTTCTTGGTGTGTTAGGCGGTGGGATTACTGCAGCATTAACTGGTGGTAAAGGATTATTACCTGCAGCAAAAACAGGTATCACCGCAGCAAAAACATTATCAGCACCAGGCATGCCTAAATGGTTCCCACTACTTGTCGGCAAGATACAAACAAAAGGTAATTTAATATCACCCGCAGCACCAAACAAAGGTGAAGTGAACGCAGTTTATAAATACAAAGATGGTATGACAGAATATAAAATGGTAGAAGATGTAAACACAGGACGAATAGATATTTACACTGTAGCGGACGACGGCACTCAAATTGGTTTTGAGTATGAGCCATCAATGAAAAGATATTTTGAAGATGGCAGCAGCGTAACAGACGATCCATCGTTTTTTGTTGGAGAGTTTAGAAAAGGACATGAAGGCGGGGCAGATTTTGAAAACTATGCAATGGGCATGGACGAAGTTACAAGTGACATTCGCAACGTTGAAGAATTTGCAACTCGAGGAACCACGATGCAAGTAGATGATGCAATAGAAGACTTTATAAAAAAAACGCGGACCGAGGAGCCCGGATTTAAACTAGGTGGATTAGTACCACCACAAGCAGGACCAATGTCAAGTGGCATGGGTTCATTATTTAGACAAAGGACAGCATAATGGCTATAGATAAATCAAATAAATTTGACCTACCAAATAATATTAGAACAAAAGTAAATGTTCCAAGCAAACAAGGTCAGATACAAGCAATACAAGAAAAGATGGCTCAACAAAGAAACCAAGAGCCTATAGAAATAAATGAGACTGAAGATGGTGGCGTTGAGATTGATTTTGATCCACAAGCAATAGCAGGTGTTGGTTCAGAAAACCACGATGAGAATTTAGCAGAAGCATTAGACGATTCTGTACTTGTTGAAATAGGATCACAGATTGTTTCTGATCATGATGATTACAAAGCATCAAGACAAGAATGGGAAGATGCATACACAAAAGGTTTAGACCTGTTAGGTTTTAAATATGAAAACAGATCAGAACCATTCCAAGGTGCATCAGGTGCAACACATCCTGTACTTGCAGAAGCAGTTACACAATTTCAATCACTAGCATACAAAGAACTATTGCCTGCAGGTGGTCCAGTTCGAACACAAATTATTGGTAAAATAGATCAAGCAAAAGAAGATCAATCTGAGCGTGTAAAAGAATTTATGAACTATCAACTAATGGTAGAGATGAAAGAATACGAACCAGAGTTTGATCAGATGTTATTTAATTTACCTCTTGCAGGTTCTACATTTAAAAAAGTTTATTATGATTCTGTTTTACAACGTTGTGTGTCTAAATTTATTCCTGCAGAAGATTTAGTTGTACCATATACAGCAACAAGTTTAGAAGATGCAGATACAATTACACATACTATTCGTATGTCAGGAAATGAATTATTAAAATATCAACTAAGTGGTTTTTATAGAGAAACTGATTTACAACCAAGCGATCCTTCTAACACAGACGTATCAGAAGCAAAAGATCGTATCTCAGGAGTTACTGCGTCGAATGACGAAGTAATAACATTGCTTGAGTGTCATTGTGATTTAGATTTAGAGGGCTTCCAAGATGTTAATGAAGACGGAGAAGCAACAGGATTAAAATTACCTTACATCGTAACAGTTGACGAAGACACAGCGACTGTTCTATCAATTAGAAGAAATTTCAACGCACAAGACCCGCGACGCGCGCGCCGTGATTATTTTGTACACTTTAAGTTTTTACCAGGACTAGGCTTCTACGGATTCGGGCTTATTCACATGATCGGCGGTTTATCAAGAACTGCCACAGCCGCTCTAAGACAACTCTTAGACGCAGGTACGTTAGCAAATCTCCCGTCCGGATTTAAACAAAGAGGCATCCGAGTCAGAGACGAAGCTCAACCGTTGCAGCCGGGTGAGTTCCGTGATGTTGACGCTCCTGGTGGAAATTTAAGTGACGCGTTTATGCCGTTACCATTTAAAGGACCAGACCAAACATTGTTATCATTAATGGGTGTTGTTGTACAAGCAGGTCAACGATTCGCGTCTATTGCTGATATGCAAGTTGGTGATGGTAATCAGAGTGCAGCAGTTGGCACGACCGTCGCGTTATTGGAACGTGGATCGCGGGTTATGTCAGCGATACACAAAAGATTGTATCAATCACTAAAGTGTGAGTTTATGTTAATCGCAGATAACTTTGCAACATACTTACCAAAACAATATCCGTATGATGTAGTCGGTGGACAAAGACAAATATTTGCAACTGACTTTGACCAACGTATTGACATTGTACCAATCGCTGATCCAAACATCTTTTCACAAACGCAAAGAATTAGTATTGCACAAACACAATTACAGTTGGCAATGTCTAATCCTAAAATGCATAA